CGAGAAAGGCTACTGCCTGATGCCGGGGGATGTGGTCATCACCCTGGCCGAGGGCAAGCCATCTTGCTCCAACATGACCATCCTGGATAGCCTCATAGAGATCCTGATGGACACAGAGCCCGCCAGAGCCCCGCAGAAGCCCAATCTCCCGGCCAGGAAGGCAAATACACCAGCGCCCACGAGAAACGGCCAATTTGGCGGTAACACGCCGCAGGACATCATCAACTACATCAATCCCAAGGCCACGGAGCAAGAGGCCTATCTCTTCTGTGAGTTCTGCAAGCGGAAGGGCGCCGATCCGATGACCAAACAGGTCTATCTGGTGATCTACGAGGGCCAGAATGGGCGGCAAGCCAACTTCATCGCCGGGAAGGAGTACTTCACAGAGAAGGCCGAGGCCCACCCCCAGCTAGCAGGCTTCCAGGCGGGCATCATAATCAGGAAGAAGGAAGGTGGCGAGCTGGAGAGAAGAATAGGAACTTTTTGGCTACACGACGAGGAGCAGCTCCTGGGGGGTTGGGCCGAAGTCGAACGCAAAGACCGGGCGGGCATGTTCCGAATGGAAGTGCCTCTGTCTGATTATGATGCCAAGAAGAACCTTTGGGTCAAGATGCCGGCTACGATGATCAGGAAGGTGGCTCTCGTGCAGGTGCTCAGAGAAGCCTTCCCAGGAACCTTCGGCGGCCTCTACGACAGAGCCGAAATGGACCAGGCGATAGATGCAGACTATGAGGTGAAGGCATGAACCGCCTTCCATCGAACCTCATGGGCCGCGAGGTCTTTGTGGTACTGGTGGCTGGCGGAGAGCTGGGGGGGGAATGCACCCTGGCCGGAGAGGATTATCTGATCCTACGTATCGGGCCATGGGAATACACGATCGAGGCCGAAGCGATAGCAGCAATTGGCGTGAACCGGGAGAAGGAGGCATGAGCCCTTCCCCTATCACAATCCTCCTGGATAGCAACGAGCGCGGGTCCGAGAGGGCGAAAGCCCTGGCTCTGGCGGTAGGAGGTGATCCTACCTACGAGCTGGCCGGATTCGCAGAGCTGCCGGTGGACATGGCACTGCAGCACGGTGATGCCACCGTGCATGTCGAGCTCAAGGAGATCCCCGATTTCTGGCAGAGCAAGAATACGGGCCATCTAGGCCAGCAGGTCCTGCAGATGGTCGCCGAAGGTCAACCCGCGTTCGTGGCCGTCTTTGGGTCGTTGCAAGAGGCCCTGGCCGCCGTTCCAAAGATGAAATCCACAGTCAACCCGTCAGGCATATCCAAGCCACAGCGACGATCTCAGATGGACATCCAGACCGACATCTCTACCTGCCGGGCCTTCTGCGCGGATGCGGCGGCCTGCAATGTCCCTGTCCACTTCCTCAGCTCCAATCATGAGCAATCCTTCCGGTGGATCCTCTCCTACGCCAAGCACATGCTAACGGGGGCATCCATGGCCTCCTGGCTGCCACGTTTCCCGGTGGAGCCACAGGGATACGCTATGCTCTGCTCTATCTATGGTATAGGGGATGTGGCTGCTAAAGCCCTCCTGCAGAAATATGGATGTGTCTCTTGCATTGCATTGGAGGCCAGACGGGGTCCGGAGGCACTGGCGCAGTGCAAAGTAAATGGCAAAGCCCTTGGAAAAACCAAGGCCCGTAAGCTAGTGGCGGTGCTGGGATGAAAGGCCCTGTCCGGTACATCGACGACCTCCGCCTCTTGCCACATGAAGGCGCTTTCCAGTTCCGTGACTATATCCCAGGCGTGCCCGGCGGGAAGGTCAAGTACTGGGCACAGGTCGGCCTCATTAAGCGGGTTGGGTGGACCCGAGTGGATTGTCATGGGCGGTATAGCCTGTGGGAATTGACGGACCGGGCCAGGAGGCTTTTAGGATGACAGTAACAGACCGGCTCATGAAAGAGTTCCTCCGGGCCATGCCGAATGAACCCTTCACCACAAGACAACTAAGTCGCCTGATGAATAGAAATGACAATAACGTTCGCCGCACTCTTTCTGCAATGCAAGATCTTGGGATCGTCAGACGGGAAGATGTAGGCAGGAACCGATATGTCTGGAAGAAACTGGTCACGGTGTGACTGGTCATAATATGACTGCATGTATATAAATATCAGGAGGTACATGATGCTATCAGAAATGCCTACGGCAGACGCACCGGCTCAAAGCGTCCCCAACGAGATACAGCTTGCGCCTTCTCGCTGGGAACCAGAATTCCAATTCAATTCTATCATCGAGTGGCACTGTGGGGAGTGTCACAAAATTATATATTATAGCTGCTGGCGGGCTCTGTACTGCCCGCACTGCGGAGCTCCAATTTTCAACTTTCCAAGACGGAAGCTCGATGCCCCCCAGCATCGAGGCATGTCGTACTCAGATCAGGAGAGGATGAAGTATGCCGGACCGGACAATCGATCTCGACCTGTGGGCGGAAGGCAACGCCGAAAAGCTGCCAGCCATCACGGTCACCCCAAGCGGCCTCAGGATTGAGGGCAGCCAGGCCGAATTTGACAGGCTCCTCCTGATCCTGGGCGGCTGGATGAAGCCCAATAGCGGCCTGTGATAAGAGGGGCATGCTCTGAATTGAGGCCTGCGCCGAGGTTCTCCCTCCCTCCTTCCCCGGCCTTTCAAGATTATTTCTGGATTGATGATATGTGGCAAAAAATCAGTGCTCTATTTGCGTTCACAAAAACCGATGCGCAATAGACCAAGCCGTCACACAAGGCGTCTCATTTCGTCGTATAGCGTCACAGTTCAAAGTTGGCTACAAATCGGTCGAACGGCATGTAAAAAACGGTCACGTGGCTGCCGACATTCAAGCCGCTGCAAACGATAATCAGATTTCAAGGGGCAAGGATCTTCAGCAGAAAATAGACGAAGCCTACGCGCTTGCCCTGGACGCCGCCAAAGAAGCAAAGAAGAAAGATCTCCGTGCTTTCGGTGGCTGCATCGGCGGGGTTATGAAGGCATTGGAAATCGAGGCCAAGATCAAAGGGCCCGGAGACAAACCAGAAGTTCCCCAAAAAAGTGGCTTCATGGCAGGCTACATGAAGCGGGCTGGAGAAGTCTATGCAAAAGACGAAAGCCCGCCGGGTTGATAAACCCGCCTTCGTCTGGAAACCGCCGAGCCCGAAACAAGAGCAGATATTGTACTGGTGGACTCCGGAAAGCCCTCATAAAGACTTCGCCTATTTTGAGGCGGAAGGCTCTGTCAGATGTGGAAAAACCGCGCTCGCCGATTTCTCATTCACCAATTGGGCTTCCTTCACATACGATCAGGAAGAATTCGCTCTCTGTTCCAAAACCATCGGCACGGCGATAAGGAACCAAGTCCGCCCGTTGATGAAAATGCTCTCTATTGAGCCCTCTTACGAAGTGCAATTCAAGCGATCCCAAGTCGAGGGTCCTCATCTCATAGTCCATCAGAAAGAGCTGGATCACGAGAACATTTTCTGGATATATGGCGGCAAGGACGAAAGCTCTCAAGACCTGATTCAGGGCAAGACCCTGGCAGGAATCCTATTCGATGAGCCACCGCTGATGCCACAGAGCTTCATCAACCAGGGGCTCGCAAGACTATCGGTCGAAGGTGCAAAGGCTTGGTTCCTGAACAACCCGGAAACTCCCACTCATCCTCTTTACGTCGAAACACTAGATCCTTTCAGGGATGCGGGAAAACTCTATTTCCTGCATCTGACGATGGATGATAATCCAGCGCTTTCTGATGAAGCCCGGAACAGGATCACATCCCAGTGGCCGGTTGGATCTGTGCTCTACCGACGCTATGTGCTCGGAGAGAGAGCAGCGGCAGAAGGCCGGGTATTCAGCTTCTTTGAAGAAGATATTTCAAAAGGCTTCGTAGTCGACAAAGTGCCTGCGGATTTCATCCAATTCATGGCCAGCCTCGATTATGGCTACTCCAATCCTTTCAGTGCCACTTTATGGGGGCTGTCGGGTGGGGTATGGTATATTCTACAGGAGTTCTATTGGGATTCAAAGGAAGAGAAGCGCCAGAAATCGAATGCCGAGTACATCCAGGATCTCGACAGGCTCACGCACTGGCAAGGCAAACTCATATTCCCAAACAAAATCCTTATACCGCCAGAAGAACCCGGATTTATCAAGGAATGTAAGGGCAGCCAATTTCCTCAGCTCTCCTCAGCAACCGCTGCTGATAATAGCATAATGCCAGGCATCGAGGACGTTACGACCATTTTCAGCTTAGGGCGATGCAAAATTTACCAGAAGAATTGCCCTAAAGCTATTTGGGGTATTAACAATCTGCTCTGGGATCCGAAAGCACAAGAGCGTGGCGTCGATATGTTTCTCAAAGGTGGCAGCGGATCACCTGATCATGTCGCTGATGGCATCAGATACGGTGCAAGAAGAGCAAAAAAAGAACTGGTTCAAATGGGACTCATATGATCACTCCTGACAATCTGCAATCATACTTCCAGCGGGGCAAGCCCTGGCCGCCAGAGGAAGACGTAGGCCCTGGCAGAAGGCTCACCATCTACGAGGAGAACCTGAAGCTCTGGCAGCGGAAGCATGATGAGGTCTACACAGTCCTCAGGAATCTCTATGCAGATAGGGAGAAGGATTTCAACAAAGTCATTTTTATACTAAACTTTCACAAGCAGCTCTCCACCCTGTGGGCCGATCTCCTCCTCACCGAGAAACCCACCATGAAGGCAGGGCAAGAGGCCAGGGATTCTACGGGGAACATCATAGTCCCTGCAGAGCAGACCTACCTGGACTCGCTTATCCCTCGTCTCTCTTTGTGGCTGAAGGCCTACGCCGCCAGGATCGATATGAGCCGATATGGGGTTGGCGTGGCCAAGGTCTATGCTGATGAAGGCCAGACAGCCAAGCTGCAGATCGTGGCCCCTAAGAACTGGTGGCCGGTGGTGGGACCAGATGGCGAAGCGTTGGGGCATATCATAGCCTGGTCGCAGGACCAAAAAGTCCTCAACGTTGAGATCCACAGCCCCGGCTTCATCCAGAGCAGCAAGTTCCTGATATCCAGCGAGGGCAAGATAAATTCAGATCCTTATGATATTTCAGAAGTCAAAACAGGATACGACAAGCCTCTTGTCTTTCCGTTCTTGAATGCCATAACTTCAGATGATATTTTCGGGACCGATGACTACCAGGACATCGACCCGATAGTGAAGAGGCTAGAGATCACATTCACTCGCTCGGGTCGTACTCTGGACGCCCATAGCGAGCCCGCGTTTGCGGTTCCTGAAGATGCACTAGGCCCGAAAGATCCAGTCACCGGCGAGCGCAAGTATAACGCCAAGAGGCGCATCTTCCCAATGTCGGAAGATGACAAGATGATCCCTCAGTACATCACCTGGGACGGCCAGCTCGTTTCGTCTTTTACTCTGATTGATAAGGCATTTGACGCCCTATTCCTCGTATCCGAGACATGCAAAGCTATTTTCTTCCCGGAGTCACTGGGAACCGCCCCATCTGGTGCGGCCCTGAGACGTGCGTATCAGCGGCCCCTTAAGAAGAGCGAACGGTGCAAGCTACCATTCGATCCAGCGTTCAAGCAGATCCTCGAAGCGATTTCGGTATTGGATGTTAAGAATAAGGTACCTGGCGCGGTTCTGCTCAAGGATATCCAGATAAACTGGAAAGATGGCCTGCCAGACGATGAGCTGGAAGAGACTCAGATAGCAATGAACAAGCGCTCGGCCGGCTGGTCCACGAAGGCCATTCTGGAAGAGGCGGGCTACTCTGAGGATGACGCGAACCAGATAGCGCAGGATGCCGCCGGGCAAGTCCTGTAAATTTTCTTTTCACAGTGCGCAGCGCCGACAGGCCCCGCACTTTCCTACCATGACAGAAACACCCCCCGCAACACCTCCAGCAGTGCCTCCGGCCCCTGGAGAAGGCGGATCTGGTCCCTACAAGGTCTTTCAGACCGAGCAGCAGTACCAGGCCGCGTTGAATCGCAAGCTGGCAAACTATGTACCTAAGACAGAGCTAGATAGCGCTCTGCAGAGGGCGGCAGCACTGGAGAACTCCCTTGGAACTGTCCAACAGGAGATCCAGGGACTCAAGACCAAGCTCTCAAGCTACGAGATCGGAGACCTCCGGCAGAAGATCGGAAAAGAAGCCGGTCTCCCCGCGGATTGGATTGAGGAACTGAAGGGCACCGATGAGGCGAGCCTGAAAGCGCATGCCGAAGCCTTGCGAAAGAAGCTGGGGATCAAGCACAACACGGGCAATCCCGTGCCGCCACTGACGCCCGGAAAACCGGCGACTGAGAATGATGAGATGAACGCTGCCCTGCGCGCCCTTGCTGGCGTGGGCGAAACATCCGGAAGATGATTTTATGGGAACTTACGACGAAATTTTAGCCCGATCCGGGCTGACAACCAACGGATTCATCCAGACCAAGTACGTGCCTGGCGTGATCCAAGAGGCCATCTCACAATCTATATGCATGCGCCTCATGAGAAAAGAACCGAACATGAGCACCAAGACCGAGAGCAGGCCCGTAATGTCTCTGTTCCCGGAAGCCTATTGGGTAGATACCGAGGCAGGAGATGGCACCAGCCCGGAGGCCGCGGGCGGACTCCTGGAGACCGCAACCCAACAGTGGACTAATGCCACCATCACGGCCGCAAAAATGGGTGTTGTGGTGCCGATCCAGAAGGACACCATCGCAGATCTTGCTGAAGGGTATGACCTGTGGGGAGAGATCAAGCCGAGGCTGGGCGAATCCATTGCTCGCAAGTTTGACCAGGCAGTCATCCACGGAACTGCAAAGCCCACTGCTTTTCCCAATGCCATCATGACTGATGTGGCCTCCAAGAGCCTCACGGTCACCCACAAGGCTACCGCGACCATGAAGGACTACTACGATGAGATTTTGGGAGAAAGCGGCCTCTTCAGCCTGGTAGAAGGCAAGCGGTACAATGTAGATGGCATCATTGCCGATCTTAGCATGAAGGCCGGAATGCGTGGTGTAAGATCCACCGACGGCATCCCGTTGTGGGCATCTCAAGCCGGCCAGGGCACACCAAGCTATTCTCTGGCCGGTGTGAACGTGGATTTCCCCGAGAACGACTGCCTCGATCCCGCCGTAGCTCTCATGATCGCCGGAAACTGGAAGAAAGCCTTCTACGCTTGGAGGCAGGATATCCAGCTCAGCATGTCCGATACCGCAATGGTCACGGATGCCTCTGGCGCGGTGAAGCTCAATGCCTTCCAGCAGGATGTTGTTCTCCTGAAGGCCACATGTCGTCTCGGGTGGTGCTGCCCGATACCCGTGGACATCAAGGGCACGGCAAATAGGTATCCCTTCGCAGCTCTCCTTCCGGAGGCTTAGGATGAGGAAATATCTCATCCTTTTTGCAATCTGCCTATTGCTGGCGGTCACGGCAAGTGCTGATTGGTACCCCAAGAAGATTGATCAGGGAACCCTCCTGCAGACAGACACCGGGGCGAACAATATCGAAGGCCTGATTTCCATCCAGACCATCCCCGCTGCTGAAACGTCTGATGTAGATCAGATATGCAATGACGTATCCCTGAACTCGACCACAAAGCTCCTGATCAATTCTACCGGAGTCGGATCTTCGAATTTCTTGGATGATCCCGACGTGCCCAGGTGCATCATTGTAACGCCTTCAGACGTGGTAAGTACCGCTATCAAGTTCACTGGCTGGGACATATCTGGGGCAGTCATAACCGAGAACCTGACCTTCTCAGCGTCCTCCTCCGCCCAGACTACCACCAAGGCATTCAAGAACGTCACCAGGATCGATGCCACGACCACGGGAACAACAAGGACGGCAGATATCGGTGTGTCTGACAAGCTCGGGCTGAATACCAAGCTGAACACCAACACAGTGCTGCTGGCGGCACTCGATAACACGCTTGAGGGCACGGCACCCGCCGTCACAGTATCGTCTACCGTGCTGGCTCAGAACACCATCGATACCAGCGGCGCGCCTGCTGGAAAGGTCACGAAAGTATGGTTTGTAGTATAGGAGGTTCCAATGTCCGTCTTCGGGGAAACAGACGCTCCAGCATCAACTACTGAGCTGGAGACTACCGAGGCACGCAGCATGATATCGTTGCTCAAGGCGCTCAAGAACCAGAACATCAACGGGGATGCCGTGATGCAGTCCAAGGTCGATGATATGACTGCTCTTCTCGAAATAATCGCCGAAGAGCTCGACACCCCATAAGCCAGGAGGCATGAATGGCAACCGGATCGTATCATTGCCCTGTGTGTGGAATTGATTTTGAGGCAAGTATTCTGATAGGGGCAGATGTCGTCTGCCCCAATGGGCATACTCTGCCGTATGATGTCGATCCGGGCGAAGATGCTTCAACTTGTGATTGCCCTATATGTCGAAAAAGGTTCAGTGTCGATCTTGTTCTAGGGCTGCCTGATTGCGATGAAGCAGACGAATCGGCTTGGGCTGAATATTACAA